ATTTTAAAATTATTGGTGAGAATGATCTAGTATATTTTATGGAATACAGGTATGACTCAGTTATCTAACTTAACATCCTACCTTCGTAAATTAAGAGCCAATGGGTTAGAAATTAAAACTGTCTACGACGTAGGCGCTTGTGTAGGTAATTGGACGCGCGCCATGAAACAAACAGTTTTAATGGATGCAGATTTTTTCTTATTTGAAGGCAATCCTGCATATAAGGAAATATTAGCCCAGCATAACTCTTTCGTACATATGGGTGTGTTAAGTAACCCTGGGAGGGAAACAGTAGATTTTTATAATGGGTGTGACACGGGAGATTCTTATTACAAAGAAACCACAGATCATTACGATAACAGAACTCCTATTAAACTACCCTGTCGGACGCTTGACTCAGTAGTAGAGGAACATAATTTACCCTTACCTCAATTTCTTAAAATAGATACTCAAGGCTCAGAACTTGATATTATGGCAGGCGCCAATAAAGTGATGAGAAATGTTGATATTGTATATCTTGAATGCCCTATCATAGAGTTTAACTATAAAGCACCTAATATTTTTGAATATCTAACTTTTATGAGATCTTATGATCTTATACCTATCGATGTTTTTGAAATTCATAGAGCAGAAGAAGTGTTATTACAAATAGATATTATGTTTATTAAGCAAGCAACAAAAGATAAAATTTTTGGTAAGAACGTTCACATCAGACCGTATGGGAGTAACAGATGATTCCTTTATTTAAAGTGGGTATGTCCGAGCAGGCTGGTGATGCCGTATCAAGAGTGCTGACCTCCGGGTTTATTGGTCAAGGTCAGATTGTAGAACAGTTTGAAGATATTTTAAAAAATGAACTTGCTAGTAAAACTAGACCGGTTACTGTAAACTCATGTACGTCCGCAATCGATCTTGCCCTAGAACTTATCGGTGTAGGTGTAGGTGATGAAATTATTGCAACACCTCAAACTTGTTTTGCTTCTAATGTTCATATTATTCATCGTAAAGCTAAAATTAGATGGGCAGATATAGACCCCATAACTGGGTTAATGGATCCAGAATCTGTTAAAAAACTTATTACTAAAAAGACAAAGGCAATAGTAGCTGTAAACTGGGCAGGTAAGTTTGCAGACTATGGTGCTCTTAAATCTTTCGGTGTACCTGTAATAGAAGATGCAGCTCATACATGGGATACATTTCAATTTAAAGAAGTGGAAAGAGGTGATTACATTTGCTACAGCTTTCAGGCAATTAAGTTTCTTACTACTGCCGACGGTGGTATTTTAATCTGCCCACCCGATAAAGAAGCAGAGGCTAGAATTCTTCGATGGTATGGTTTAGATCGAACTAAAAACGAATCATTCCGCTGTACACAAAATATTACTAAGGTTGGTTTTAAATACCATATGAATGATGTTAATGCTTCAATAGGTATTTCCAACATTACTACTGCTCGTCAAAGTGTTAGAACAAGTCGAAACAATAGCAAATTTTTTATAGAAAATGTAGATAATCCTTTATTGACTCTTCCGGAATGGGATGATACTTGTTCATACTGGTTGTTCAGTATGCATGTTAAAGCAGGTCTAAAAGATCACTTTACCAAATACCTGGCTGATAATGGTATAGCGTCTTCTCCGGTTCATTTTAGAAATGATCGCTATGATACAACTATACAATTTGCAGAAGATACTTTACCAGGTGTAAATTCTTTTACTGAAACACAGCTTTGCATTCCTAATGGTTTTTGGCTAACAGAGGAAGACAAAGAACATATTGTTAAAGTATTAAATGAGTATCAAGGTTAATTACATTGTTGCTAATTACATAGGACCGCTAAGGTCCTATAAACATTACCAGGATCTTTTTAGTAAAGATCCTTTGTATTTTTTTAAAAAGCATTTAGATTTTATTAGGACTGTACATGACCCGGATAACTTTCGTGCTACGTTTGTATTTAATGACGATATAGAAGATACCTTAAAAACATTATTACAAAGTTATATTCCAGACAGATTTGAAATAGTGTTTAGAAAAAATTCCGGATTCAGCTACGGTATTTGGAATGATATAATTTTAAAAAACTTAAACAACTATGATTACTTTTTTTTAATTGAAGATGATTATATACCAACAAGAAGTGATTTTATTTTACCGTTTAAACAAAGATGTGTGAGTAAAAATGTTTTTGTTTGTGGTTTAGTTGAAAAAGCTTCACCTGAACGATTCCCAGGCCATGTTCCACCTAATGAAAAGGAGTTTAAATTTCCTTCTATTTCAAACGGATTATTGTCTGCAAAAGCATGTAGGGAGGTGTTTAATAAGCACGGTACTATATTTAAAATAAACTCTAATTCTGACTACTGGTCAGCATATACTAATCAAATTTATTTCTGTAAGTATTTTACCGACATGGGTTACAATATTGTAGATACTCTAGATGAATATGAATCCCCTTACAATAATGCTAACTCAAAAGATTTAGTAGTATATGGTCAAGGTAAATACCCTCCTTTGTTAACCCCTATAGAGGTACCCCGTGCCTGAAATTTCAATTATCGCACCAGTTTATAAAATGAAGAATAACTATATGGAAAGATTTCTGGTTGAATATCTTTCTCATCTTTCTTACCAAACTTTAAAAGATTTTGAAGTAGTTGTTCCTGATCAGAGCGAGGATGACAGTCTTAAAAAAATATGTGATACATTTTCACATATTCTGAATGTCAGACATATAAGGAATACAGGTAAGTTAAAAACAGCTGCCGCAAATGTAAATTTTGGCATTAAACATGCTCAGGGTAAATTAGTTAAACTATTATATGTGGATGATTTTTTAGTTGACGAAAATGCGTTATTAAAAATTAAAACTGCTTTTGATAATGAAAAGGGTAAATGGCTAATATCCGGTTTCGTATGTTGTGATGAAAATAAAACTAACTACTACAATGCAAAACAACCATGGTATGGTAACAAATATGTAAACGGAGATAATGTTACTGGTAATCCTTCTAATTATACTGTTAGAAGAGAGTGCGCTTTAGAAATGGATGAGAACCTGCTTTGGATTGTTGATGGGGAGTACTTCTACCGTTCTTACTATCATTACGGAGACCCAATTATGATTGCTGATGTTTTGGTATGTTTTAGAGATCATGGAGATTCGGCTTTTAAAAGACCAGACCTAAGAGAACTGGATGCTAAAGAAAGACAATACTGCATTGACAAATTTAGTAGAGAAGTTGAGCATAAGCTTATATAATGTGTGTAATACTATGAGAGGTTTATTATGAAATTTAGTGGTGAGACGCTTTCCCTTCTTAAAAATTTTGCATCTATTAACACCAACATAGTGTTTAAAACTGGTGATAATATTGCAACTATCTCTAACGCAAAAAATATCTTTGCAAAAGCAACTATAAAGGAATCTATTCCTAATGAATTTGCTATTTACGATCTAAACTCATTGCTTGCCATGCTCACATTGATGGAAAATCAAGACGTAGAGTTTGGGGATAAAAGTCTAATCGTTACAAGTGATAAAGGTAAGTTTGAATACTTTTATTCTAATGCTGACATTGTAACTGCAGCACCAACAGGTGAAATTGAGCACGTTGATGTTTATAAGTTTAAACTGATGGCTGAAGATGTTCAAATGATTATGAAAGCAGCTGCAATTACTGGCGCACCTACGGTGTCGGTAACCAACAAGAATCAAAACGTAACATTATCGGTTAGTGATCGTAAAAACGACACTGCTTCTAACTTTAAGAAAGCTCTAGGTACAGCTTTCGACAATTTTGATGTCTTTATTGCGGTGGAAAATTTAAAAGTTATTCCTGATGCGTATGAAGTATCTGTAGCAAAGACACCTAACGGTAAAGCAAAGTTTTTACATTTTAGACATGAGTCTAAACAACTGCAGTATTGGATTGCATGTGAGCCTGGCTCCGTACTTTGATAATTTAGGATTATATTATGAGCGAACATTTTCTATGGGTGGAGAAATACCGCCCTAAAACTATTGATGAATGTATTCTCCCAAAAGAGCAGAAAGAGTACTTCAAGAACCTGGTCAAGAATGGCGAGATTCAAAATATGTTGCTATGTGGTACCGCTGGTACTGGTAAGACTACTGTTGCAAGAGCACTTTGTGAAGAGTTAAATTCCGATTACATAATTATTAACGGGTCAGAAGAATCCGGCATCGATGTATTACGTACTAAGATTAAATCGTTTGCTTCAACAGTTTCTTTTACAGGTAATACAAAGGTAGTCATTCTTGACGAAGCCGACTATCTTAATCCTAATTCTACTCAACCGGCTTTGCGTGGGTTTATCGAAGAGTTTGCCAACAATTGTCGATTCATCTTTACTTGTAACTTTAAGAATAGAATCATTCAGCCTTTACATTCAAGATGTGCTGTAGTAGAGTTTAAAATACCTAATCAAGAAAAACCTAAGCTAGCTGCTCAGTTCTTTAAGCGGTTAGCTGACATCATGTCTTTTGAGTCAATCAAGTTCGATCCAAAGGTGATGGCAAGAGTTGTTGAAAAGCATTTCCCTGATTTTAGACGCACCTTAAACGAGTTGCAGCGTTATGCTCAATCAGGCTCTATTGATGAAGGTATTCTAGTCAATGTAAGTGAAGAGAATATGAATGAACTCGTCGCTTCTCTTAAAGATAAAGACTGGAAAAAGATGAGAGCCTGGGTAGTTAATAATTTAGATAATGATCCCGTCACATTATTCCGTCGTATTTACGATACCTTGGTACCTATAACCAATCAAGTACCTCAGTTGGTACTTACCGTTGCTGATTATCAGTATAAGTCTGCGTTTGTATCTGATCAGGAAATTAACCTGGTTGCATGTTTAACTGAAATAATGGCCTCTGTGGAATTAAAATGAAACTATTAAGTACATATCATTCCGACGATCAAATGCGTAATGCTTGGGTTTTCTTTGATGAAGATAAAGAAGAATACGTGGTAGAACTTTTAGATAATATTGTTCATAAAGAAAACCGATATTACTTCAGTAATGAGATAGTAGCAGTAGAGTTTGCAGAAGAGTGGGTACAATGATTTTAGATTTGTTTAGACCAACATTTGATTGGATCAGAGATGATTGGAACTCTCACCCCTTTAGGTTTGTTATTGAGTTGTTTGCCTGGGGCATTAGTATCGGCTGTTCTATCACAATGGCTCTTACGGTACCCAATCCACCCCTTCTTACGCTTTATCCTATCTGGATTTCTGGGTGTGCTATGTACGCTTGGGCTGCTTATACTCGTAAATCTTTTGGTATGCTCGCTAACTACTTACTGCTTGTGGCCATCGATACTGTTGGCTTAATTCGAATGCTATGGACATAAACAACGTATTTGGTCAACCAGAAGAGAAGGTGGAGGAAAAAGAATATAAAGCTCCCTCTATTTCACCTTTTGACTTTATAAATGCAATCAATTTTTCAAAGGAAGAACTCATTGTCGATGATTGGTCGGAGAAGCAATACATTCCATATATTGTAAATCGCGGTCTTTCATTTGGCTCGGACACGGTTATACCTGCTAATGAGATGAATTCTCGACCGCATCTGGATAAAAAGCTTCAGTTTCAGTTTCTTATAAATACTGTGAGGCCCAGAAAGCGTTACAATAAGTGGGTCAAAGCCGACAAAGTTGAAGCGATAGAATTGATTAAAACCTATTATGGATATAGCACAGAAAAGGCACGTCAAGCACTCTCTATCCTCACCTCGGAACAACTAAATCATTTAAAACAAAAATTAGAAAAAGGTGGGTTATGATGTCCAATGAGTATTTTAAAATTGATTACCCTGGATACGTTCCGTTAGAAGTTACTTTAGTTCA